AGGCAGGTCCTGCTGTCATTAAGGCTCTCATGCTAGGCATCACACCTAATGACATTATCTGCTCTGTAAGCTTATCTTTGAGAGCTTTTGTAATAGTATACGAATGATTCTTAGTAAGATGATTGCTCATATAATCAAAGTATCTATCGACAGTCTCTCCCCAATTCTCTCTACGTTGTTCGTCATCTTTCCATCTTGCATAGCGAGAGAGTGCTATAAAGTTTTGGTAGTCAGTTGGTAAATAGTTTTGTATCATTATCATTACTCCATTATTGTTTTAATATGTTTAATCTTAGTGCCCTCTACATCGTAGAAGTATTCTTGTATTCCTTCTTCTATCTCTACTGCTACATTCTCATCAGCAGGTATTGGGTATTCTTCAGGGTCTATCTCTAATGTCAGAAATACTTTAACTTTTATCATCATAAACCTCAATGAGTTTATTTAAATACCATTGTGCTTTCTTTAAATCCTCAACACCATTCTTGTATCTAAATCTCCATAGGTACTTTACTATATTACCTTGTAAGTAATAATCAAACCCATCTACTAACATAGCTTGTAAGGCATCAATAGTTTCGATACCTGCTTTGTTATAATGGATTGGACTATTAACCATGTCCTGCTTGTCTTCTTCTTGTTTAAGTTTTCTTGTCATATAATCTATATACCTTTCCATTATGCATTACCATTTGTATCAGAGCCAATCGTTATATGTATAACATTATCTTCTACATTTACTATGTTAGCTTTGGGTTTACTTTTTTCTTTCATTCTTTTTACCATATCGTGATAGTCTTTGTCAACAACCTTTTCAATAAAGTCATTGATGTCATCACGTAGGTCACAGTCATCTTCTGTTAGGGGTACGATAGCACACATCATCTTACATAAATGTAACACTTGATAGTATGCTTCGTCATCCATTTTATTATCAGGGTCTGTAATAATAGAAACATCAACAGCACCATTCCAATCGCCCTGCTTATTTAAGTCAGGTCTTACTCTTATAACAAAATCTTTACGTAATATCTTTGCCCTTATTCTTGGTTTCTTTCTAGGTTTCTTTTCCATGACTATCTCCTTTTCACTTTTGTACCTTTGAACTTTATAAAGATAGGGTGTTTATTCTTACCCTTTTCTTTCAACCAATCTTCAGGTATGATTCTATCGTAGTATCTGAATCCATGTCGTATGCACCACTCTGCGTAGGTAGATTTCGCACCTTTGCTTAGTTTACTTCGACTGTTTGTGAATACAAATCTAATATCTAGCTTAGGGTGTTGCTTCTTTATGCACAGGTGTTTTCTTCTATCTGCTGTTAAGAACCTTCCTTTAGTTTCTATTATAATACCATTGTTTAATATAAAGTCAGGGGTATAGGTGCGATACGTCAAGTCTTCCCACTCTATCTTAAGAGACTCATAACCATATGTATGCTTATGTTCCTTTAAGTATAGGGAGATGGCATGTTCTAATCCACTCCTATACCCATACTTTATTGCTTCTCTACGTACACTATGAGGTGACATTTAATTCAACATAAGAAACTATCTTAGGAAATTGTGCCTTTGACATTACTGAAGGTAATTCTTTTAAGTTTTCCCAACAGTTATGTTTGTAGCTACAAAAATTACAGCTTACTCCTAGTATCTTATTGCCTGTAGGCTTACCTCTAAATGTTTCTTCTACAGGTTCAAAGCAACGTGCAAACTCGTTATGCTTTACAGTTTCTACTGTTGCTCTTATCTTCTTCATCTCATAATCTGCATCAGCATTTTGTGCTGACACATATTTAAATGCACCATTAGCTTTGTTGACTACCCACCAACCACCAATCTTTTTCTTGGCAGCTTTTGCATAGCCTACTAATTGACTAACATAACCAAAGGGGTCACCCTCGCTAAGTGTCTCAAAGTTAACAAACTTATTATCATATGACCAACCTGATGCAGACTTTACATCGTCAACTGCACCATCAATAACTAAGTCATACGTGCCTGATATTTTAGTACCATCCACATCTAATGATACATTATCAGGCTCTTCATACTTGACACCTGCACTCTTGAGTAAACCCTTGAAGACTGCTTCAACTATATCTCCTAACATCATGTTCATCATAAAGTTATTTGGTTTAGCTGAAGCAACTTCAGGTTTATTCTTCTCAAACCACAGTTGACAAGTGGGTCTGCCTAAGTTTGACATACGTAAACGAAAGTCACCTCTCTTGTTTTCCCCACCAAACTGCTTTCGCAGGGCATCCATAACATCATTACCTACCTGTTGAATTACTTCTTCAGACATAGTAGATTTACCATTTACAGCATCAGACATATACTGATGTACTGCTAGTTCAGCAGGGTGATTCATTATGCTACTTCTTCTGAATCAATGTCTACGAAGTCATCTACTGTAGCCATATCTTCTTCTTGCATATTCTTGTTAGCATTCTCACTCCAAGCATTCATTATATACTCATTGTAATTCTGCACCCAAGATACAAAGTCAGCAAATCTTTTCTGCTCTTCATCAGTTAAGTCTAGTACAGATGTGACATCAAGTGATGTGACAGGTAAGTAAAAGCTATTACCATTAGGTAGCTTTCTTTCCTCTGTATTAGCAGTAACTATATGCTGTACAGGTAGTCTCTTCATCTTAGCTAGTTGTGAGAAGATAGCACCTACAGTTTTGAAGGCATCTCTATTCTCTACTTCCCATATGAAAGGTAGATTGTCTACTTCAACAGGATTACCTGCTCCGTCTGTTGGATTGATTAAATCAATCGTACCAAAGACTGCACGTACTCTTTTAATCTGCCTAATTAAATCCTGCATCTTTTCAGGTAGTGCCTTGAAGTCCTTAATCCAACCTGAAGGTTTACCACAGTTAAAGCCACCATCATTATCTTTCAAGTCTATATTGAGATTATCTCCCATGATAGTCTTGACATAACGATTGGACTTATCTCCTGTACCCATGATAAATCTTTTATACATAAATCTTTGCATGTATGGTCTTATCTTAGCTGACGTAGCAAAGTATGTCTCACCATCAGGTATCTCAAGTTTGTAAGTACCACCCTCGACTACCTCAACTTTAGTCATCTTACCCTTAACCTCTTCTTCTCCCATGATAGGAGTGTGATTAATTCTTAGCCTTGCTAGGGTACTTGTCTGCTTCTTTTCAGAAGTGCTTTCTCCTGACATACCCATAACTTTAGCCATCGCCATGTAGTTATCTTTATCTATAGTTATTACTTCATTTGTCATAATATTTCCTTTCTTTTCTGTTAAAGTCTTATAGTTATATCAGCTAACGTCTTTAGTGTCAAGCCAATTATCACCTATTTTTGCTTCTAGTAATAGTGGTACATTAAAAGTTATACCAAAGTGATTCTCAATTAAATTATTCATCTGTGAATTAACAAGTGTAATGATATATAGTACTTGCTTCTCCTCTTCAGGATGAACGTCAATTACAATAGAGTCATGTACACTATTAACTACACAACTCTGCATAGTCTTTAGTAAGTCATCTATCTTCATTAAGATTAATGGAACTATATCAGCAGTAGCGAATGATTGAACAGGATAGTTCTTTATCTGCGTAAAATATGACACAGTTCCATTTCTCTTTCTCTTTACATCAGGAAAAGAAAACTCCCTACCTGATGGTGTCTTTATCTTGCCTGTATTTACAGCTTCTTTAGCCAATCTGGAGTGCCATGATTTAATCCCTTGGTACTTCTCTGTGAAGTGGGAGTAGTATTCAGCTTCTGCTTTGGTTCTTCCAAACCCTGTTGCTCCGTAGAGGGGTGCAAACGTGTGTGCCTTCGCATCCTGCCTAGAAGTAGGTTGACCTGCATCTGTAATAACTTTAGACGTATATGAGTGAACATCGAACCCTGTAGAAACTTCATTAATAGCTACCTTATCTTGTGATAAAAAAGCAGATACTCTAAACTCTAACTGTGCGAAGTCAGCTTCAAGTATCTTGCCACCTTTCCAACGTGACACAAACACCTTCTTCACAGGAAACGTACCACCTCTAGGCATGTTCTGCATGTTAGGGTCTGCACCACTAAACCTACCTGTTGATGTCCTGTGTTGTAACAATCGCACATGCAACTTACCATCAGGCTTTAGGTAGGTATTGATACCATCAACGAATGATGATAAGTATGTCTCAACTGCACTAAGTCTACGTACATCATGTAAGAAACTCTCTGCTTCTTTCATACCACGTTGCCTAGCTACACCTTCTAGTATCTCTAGTTGTGTCTTACTAGTTGAGAATCCATTGGCACTTACCCACTTAGGGTTAGGTGCATTAAACTTTAGTCCTGCCACACTGTCCACAATATCAGTAAAAGTATGACCATCCCCATTACAATTCTTACATTTGGTAGGGTTGGTATAAGGTGTTCCATCTTTCTTTACCTTTCTAATTTCTCCCCATCCTTTACACTCAACACAATGAGATGCATGTTGCTTGTAAAGAACTTTGGAATGTTGTTTAATCTTATTACGAAAGTCTGTGCTGTTCATATAAGGCTCAAAGTTATTTGCCCACATAGCTTTATCATGTGGCTTTCTACTATAGATAACCCAAGATAATTGCTCAGGACTATTAAGATTGATTTTTATATCTCCCATAAGTTTACTTACCTTTCCATTCAAGGATACTCGTAAGTCTTTTCTTTCCTGCTCAAACTCTGTCCTAACTTTATCTAGTGCATCTACATCTACAGAGAAACCTCGTTGGTATATCTTAGCTAAAGTAATAGCAACTTGGTTAGTTAAAGTAACAGTAGTCATCAGTCCACTATACTCTACAGTGTTAAGCTTCCTATATATCTCATCACTTAGTTCTTGTGTAGCATGTAGGTCAGCAGATAGATACTCTGATAGCTCTTCGTGTGGTATCTCATCTACTCCTGTACCTTTCTTAAAGTATTCTTTTAGTGTATCTTGTTTCTTAGTATTCAAGTTATATCTTTCAGCACAGGCTTCAAGAGAGAGTGGTTGTTTCTGACCACGTTGTAATACATACTCTCCTAGCATTGTGTCAAAGACAGAACCTGTATAGTCAAAACCACATTCCCATATCCACATTAAATCATGTACAATATTATGTCCTATGAGGATAGTGGCATCATTCAATAGGTCTTGCAACCCATCATAGTTATCTCTGTATAAGTACTCCTTGCCTGTATCAGTAAGACAACCAACCATAACTAGTTTATTATCTTTCTCGAATGGGTCAAGGTGTAGCTTACCATCTCTGTGAGTAACTGTATTTTCTACGTCTAGTGTTAGCTTCATGCTTCATACCTCGCTGTCTTGTAATCAAGTTCACAGTGTACACTACCATGCCAACCTGTCAACTTATTTTTAACAACATTCAAATGTCGTTGTGAATCTTCCTCATCTTGCCCTTCAACCTGTGGGTTCTTAGCTATCAGTATCATCAAGTCTGCTTCTGCAGCTTTTCCTGTACGTGAGCCTTCCATCATAGCTTGGTTTAATATAACCTTACCTTCAGCTTCAGCAGACAACTGCGACATATAAAAGACTGCACACTCATGTTGCTTTGCAATCTGCCTAGCATGTATGGCATTAGCTTTCAATGCTTCATCTGCTCTAGCAAAGCCACCTGTCCTTGCAAACTTATCTCCCATATCCAAGAGTACCACATCAGGTTTGTATGCTTTACACACACTCTCTACCCATGCCATGTCTCTACCTGTCGCATCCTTAATCTTGATTCTATCTTTAACAGGTGCATACAAGTCACGTGCCTTACTAGGGTTAGCCTTTATCTCTCTCATCTCCATACCTGTAGATGCAGTTAAGTATCTTGCACCTACTCTGTGATAACCTTCTTCATTACACAGTATGATACAGTTAGCACCTTGATGAGCAAAACCATTTGGACTTGCAATCAAACTAGCATGAAAAGATGTCTTACCTGTATTAGGTCTAGCACCTATCTCAATCAAGTGTCCTGCATTTACACCCTCTACCTTACGTGTAAGGCTAGGTATGTTGAATGTCCATCTAGCTTCCAAATCATTCTTAGCTAAGAGTGTATCTAAGTCTATGTCTTCCCACTCAATATTTAAGTTGGGAGTAAAATCATCCCCATAATGCTCAAGTATATTACGAAGAGGTTCAAGAGAGGACTTAGCACCATTAACATAGTCAAAGCCAAGATTAGCAATGTCCTCACCAACAACCTGTTGAAATAATTTTGAGAGTACTTCTTGTGCAATATCTGTTCCAAGTGGTTGCTCCTTCTTTACTTGATGAAACAAAGCAGAGTATGCCTGTTTCTGTGCAGTAGTCATAGATGGATTGTTAGACATAAACAATGCTTCAATCTCATCAGGTGTTACTGTTCTTGCATATGTGTCCATAGCTTTATCTATGGCACTCTTTATCAGACGTACATCTTTACTAAATAATCTATCAGGACATTTAGCTCCTCTGTGTTCATCATAAAATGTTTTGTCCATCAGACTTCTTATTAGTGATAATTCCATGTTGGTCTCCTTCTATTGTTGGGTTAATCTTGTTAAGTTTTCTATGTCAATTTGTTGGCGATACTTCAAGTCATCAGTTAGTCTAAGTACTTTAATATCATTAACATATCCTCGTAACTCTTTTGCAAAGGCTAGTGTCTTGGGCAATGCATCAGGGTCTAGTGCTATAATTGCTGTTGAGAATCGTGAGAGATACTCCTTATGTGATTCTGATAATGACGTACCCAACACAGCTAACCCAACGTATACATCATTGCCTACAACTGAAGCACTCACACAATCCTCAACAACCACTGCTACCTTACCATATCCATATGTATAAGGCAAACTATTCTTTCCATATCGCTTCCATTTAGGTAGTCTGTTTGCGATTGACCTACCAACTGCATCAACAGTAACTCCATTATCTTTTACTAGAAACACGACACGTCTTTCTTTTACATCATAGTATAAATCAATTTCATCTGCATCTAGTTCCCACAATTCGCAGAAGTCCATGACCTCTCTTCTATTACCATGTGGTACTATGAAGTCAGGTAGAATAAACTCAACCTCACCTGTGTCCATCACATCATGGGTAATAGCATCACGTATATCTTGTACTGATAGGTGTACTCTGTGTCCACCTTTAGTCTCACATGTGGCTTTATAACAATTCCAAATGGTTTTACCCATGTTGTTTGTCACAGTAAATGTTTTATACCCTTTACATATAGGACAATTCATTCTTTTTGTCACACCATTAGGTACATCTAACTGTTTTATTATTTCATTCATATTATACATTATATATCACTTTCTTTGTCGGCATTTACTTGCTTGTACCATAGGTTTTACGTAGTGTCAATGCATTATTTGCAGAATCATACGTATTTTTCATGTAAGGTTTCACAGATTGGGGGTTAGCATGACCTGTGACAGACATAATCTGACCCATTGGTACTCCTGCTTCCACCATTTCTGTTGTACCTGTTCTTCGTAAGTCCATCATACGTAATTCACTAGGCAATTTAGCCATGTCCATCACTCGTCTACCCACTTTTGATAGTCTTACTAACGTGTAAGGCTTATATTCTCCACCTACAGGGCGATAATGTGGGGTCACATAGGGTTGAAAACCATACTCATCCCTCTGCTGAACTAACATTTTCAATAAGTCAAGAGAAATTGGTAGGTGTACTACACTTCTTCTCTTTGACTGTTGCAAATTTAGCACACTTTTATCAAAATCTATGTTTGTAAACTGCAATAATCTCATATCTCCTATGCGTTGACACCATTCATATGCCATCTGCACTATCAAACCTACATTTC